CTGAACGAAGACGAGTTCGCGCTTCCTCCGGTCTACGAGGCCGGTCCTGATCTTCTGGAGGCTCTGGAAGAGGCTGAAGGCTTCATTCAAGGCTTTGCGGATGACGAGATGCAAGAGGGCATGGACGAACTGTGCGGCACCATCGAAGCCGCAATAAAGAAGGCGCACGGTGGAACTCCGGTACATGCCGCCGCCACCCCTTCTGAGGCTCTGGAATGTCTCAAAGAGGCTTTGGAGGTGATGGGAAATTGGGGCGACGAAGGTGAACCCGGCTGGGCGATACGCGCCCGCCGGATCATCAACGAAGCGGAGGGCCGGGAATGAACGCGCGGAGCATTTGGGCACACTATTCCTCGCGCCGCTCTGTGGCTTCAGTGGAGTGGGCCATCAAGTCCTTTCTAGCAATCACGGACCCGGTTCAGGCCGCAGAGGTCGCGCTGTATATGCAGCGGACTGGTGAGAATGGGCCACAACGGTTTGTCTGGCTCTGCGAAGGCTACAGGCGCGACCCGGGCGCATGGCGTAGGGAAGAACGTGCTTGGCATCGCCGCCGCCGGGAGGAGCAAGAAATCCGCCTGTACGGGTGGCATTCCCGGGCCCCTGCCGTCATCGCAGGGGCGCTGCGATGAACGACAACTGGAACCCGCGCTATCTGGCCTACTGCAACGCCTATGGCCACACACCTCAAAAGCAGTTGGAGATCGACCGCGCCTCTTGGCCCGGCGGCTGCATGGCGGGCTTCATCCTGTGGAACCGCAGCAAGATCGTAAGCTTCAGCAGGGTGCGCCCACGCGCGTTCTTCATGGGGCAACTGTCTGACCACAAGGCCTATGACAACTGGTTGCTGTCCGAACATCCGCCCATACCGGGAGTGACAGATGGACAGGGTTGAGGCGTTCATGGAGGAGTTCTTGGCTGAGACTCAGCCACACCCCTTCTCACCCCGGATCAGGCTGCATGGCCCGGGAGTCGTGCTGCTGGAGGTCTGCAAGTTTGCCGGGACCGTCAGGCTGGGCTCTATCCAGAGCAACATGGAGCCCGGCATGGGACACGCCAGCCGCACTCTGGACTGGCTTCTGCGGCTTGCTGACAAACACCGTGTCGAGATCTCAGGTTTCGTGGAACCGTTTGGCACAAGAGACGGCCGCCTCAAAGTGCGGGCTCTGCTGGCTTGGTACAAGCGGCACGGTTTCCAGACGCTGCCCAACCGGACAATCACCGGGACGAAAATTGTCTATCGCGGAAAGGAGAACTGACAATGACTTTTGAGGAGTTTCAGGCGACAAAGAAACGCGAGCCGCTTGCTGACTTTGAGTCTCGCACCAACACGGACTTGCACGACCCGCACGGCGGTCACGTCCTGTCTTATGGGCCCGGGAACATGCTCTACATCATCGACTACACAGAAGTTCCGTTTGGCAACTACTATCTGCTGATCGAACGCAGTGAGTGGATCGACGCGGACCTGAGCAAGCTGGAGCGCATCCTCTACGACTGGGCGGTGGGCGAAACGATTCTTGATACAGGGACGAGTTCTGGAGAGGCGGGCTGAGATGAAGGTTTACATCTGCTTCGCCAGCACTGGTGAATTCTCTGACCGCAGTGAATGGCCTGTCCATGGCTACAGGACCGAACAGGAGGCTCAGGACTTTGTTACCCGGTCTGGCGAGTTGTTCAGAGAGAAATGGGTTCAGTGCGGTTTCCACAATGGGTGGGGCGACTACGCAGCCAGAGCAGAGCTTTTCGCGGAAGGCTGGCACCCGGATTGCCCCAGTCTTGGTGAGCCTGACTACGCCGGGTTCACCTTCAGCTACGCCACCGTCGAGATCAAAGACTCGACGCCCATGAGAGAGGAGGTCTGACATGACAGAGAATCAGAACGCGCAGGATCAGGGCTTCCCTGCTCCGGTGCATACCGTCACCCTCGACGGCGTGACGTTCAACATCCGCAAGGACTTCTATGGCCGCTATCAGGTCTATGAGGTCAAGAAGGACAATCTGGAACAGGGCATTGGCCGGATGAGAAGCTATGCCTCTGTCAAGGAAGCATGGGACGCTCTGTTCGTTTCGCGGATGCAGGACTGAGGCCATGAACAGCAACGACAAGCTTCAACCCGGCGATATTGTGGAACTGATTTCCCAGTGGCACAGCGTCCCGGCGGGAACCCGCCTGATCGTTCGGTACGGCCTCAAGGCCGGGATGTATGAGCCGGGGGCCTATTCAATGGCGCGCGAGGATGGAGACTTGCTGCCGGGCCCGTGGGGCGATCACGACACAACGGTCATCTACGACAAGAGCGTGAAACTGGTTGAGAGGAAGGAGGGCTGATGACAAACCCAAATCGTGTGCTTGCCAACATGAGCAAGAACCCGTGGACTCTGGTGCAAACGTTCACGACTCGTCCCGAGGCCGCAGCCAAGGCCGAAGAGTTGAAGGCGCTTGGAGAGAAGGTTCGCGTCACCTCCTACAAGTACGGATCATATGACAATCCCCGGCGAAGCTGGAATGTCTGGAAGGTGCCGACGTGACCGTGACAGACTTCACCCGGCTGAACACGGTCGAGGCCCTGTGCGCGGTCTATGACGGCTGGCTGGCCGACAAGGGCTATGAGCCGCAGAGCGCAGATGAACTGCACTACGATCTGCTGGGGCAAGACCCGCGGCCGGAAAACGACTTGCTGTGGCTGGCCGGCTTCATCAACCAGTGGGACATTGTGATGGATCTCAAAAACGACCTCAACAGGAAGAGAACAGATGGGAACGACTTATACTTGGGAAGGCGAGAACTGGGGCCGCAGCCTGATCTATGACGCCGCCAAGGAGGGCTACACCATCACGGTCGATTCCGGCGGCGATGAGCCCGATTATGTCGGCAAGTCGCCCAAGGAGGCTTGGGAAGCCGTCACGGCGGTCGACTCGTGCAATGTGATCTTGAGCAAGGAAGGTGCCCGGCGCGAGGTCGCGGCGATCATTCTCGAAAACGGACAGGCCGGGGATGAGGTGATCAACGACTACATCACTGGAGGATGGATTGACCAGTGGTGGCAAGCCAAGTGCAAGAAGGCAGACGAACAGGGCGGCTGAAGCCCTGTCTTGAAGCCAACAAATTTCATGACTACCTGAGCGTTCCGCGCCTGTGCGGATATTGGAAAGGACTCACAGAATGACTGACAAGAAATCTATTGAGAAGCGTTACGGCGTGGACTGCTCTCCCAACCGGAGCGGCAACGGCGGCTTCGTCGGCACCTACGCAATTCCCGGCAAGGACTTGCAGTATGCGCGTGATGAGGCTGGGGTGATCTCGGTCTTTGCCACGGAGGACGAGGCCATTGCCGCCGCTGGCGAGGAGATGTGCCGGGCGCTCAATGGGCGCACCAAGTTCAGCTACAGGCACGGCTACAAGCGTCTGGGCGGGGCCCAGCTTGCCGTGGGGCTCAAGGAGCTTGAAATCTCCCCGGCCAACTTCGCGGCCTTCTTTGGCACGTCTCAGAAGCGTGTGCTGCAATGGATTGACGGCGAGGAGGATGTGCCTCACTCGGCTCACCTGTTGCTGACCGTTCTCGCGGTGCCGGGCATGAAGACGCTGGTGCAGCAATTCACCAACGCGACCATGATCGAAAAGTCCGACGAGAAGCTGGAGAAGGATGGTCGCGCGAATGGTTGAGTGGCTGGGACTGTGCGCGTTCTTCCTCTTCTTGTACGTTGTCACCAACTGGCACAACTGGTTTGCGTCTGAGGAACAGAAGGCATGGCGGCGCTACCAAGCTTGGGTGGCCACACGGCTGGATCAAGGCATGACCCATGACCAGATCAGGGATGAACGCGAAATCCGTTTTCACCTTGCCCAGCTTCGCGAGACTGTCTCTGACCATGTGGCCAGTGGCGGCAAGGCGACTTGGGAGCAGAAGCTGCGGGATGAGGTCAGCACTTCGATGACAGTGCTGTCCTCGCTCTCCCCGGAACTCGGCAAGCAATTTGTCAACGTGGTTTCCGGCTTGCACGACTCCGACATTCTGTATCCTGCGGAGTACGAGAGGGTCCACCCGATGCCACGGCCAGTCAAGCTGACGCCAGCAAAGCGGAAGCAGTGGGCAAGGACGATGAATGCGGCTCTTACCGATCTCTGACAGAAGGGAATGACATGAAAGGCACGATGCTTGTTTTAGCAACTGATGGCTCCATCAGACGCGAGGAACTGACCAACTCTCGGAACCTCCTTCCGGTCTTGCAGAAGGAGGTCGGCGGCTACGTCGAGGTCGTCCCCTACTTCGACAGGTTTCTCGACGGAGGCCAGCAGAAGAAGTGTGTCGTCATCTGCAACGAGGAAGGCAAGCTGAACCGTTTGCCGCTCAACGCATTGGCAACTGCGCTGTGGCATGACCTCCTCAAGAAAAACCCGCCACCGCTCGGGATGCCCATGGCAGCGGGCAGCCTTGATGTTCTTGTCGGCCCGGTGCTGGTGATATGGGGTGACAAGGAGTTTATGGATGAATTTTGATTTCGGATAGTCCGTGTACTGAATTCATCAACTGCGACAAAATCGCACACTTTTTCTGAAGTGAGATCAACGGTCGGTTTTTCAAAACCGGCCGTTTTTCGTTGTAGGAATAATTCCCGACTCCAAGTTAGTGTCAACTTGTGCTATACTTATTTCGTGCTCGGGAATGAACCCGGCACATGCTGATTGAAAAAGTGGAGAACTGAAATGAGCAACGCGCAAGCGGTGGCAGTGGATGAGCATGACTATCTCGCAGTCGTGTTCATCGGAGCGGGAAGCTCCTACGGGCGCAGCCCGGATAAGGAGACCGCAATCGACAACTGCATGAGGGCACTGAGGGACTGGAACTCCATCTACAAATTGGAGGGCCATACATTCACCGTCAACGTCCTCGACGTGCAGGGCTGGGATCAAGTCGCTTGGGGCCACAACGGATTCTTCGGGAAGAACCCCGGAGACGCCAAGGCAACCAAACTCGACCTCCCAGTCGAGTGGATCGAAAAGGTCTACCCGGAAAAGAAGAGACGCCGCCGCTAATGCAACGAGGCCCGGTGCTGGAACACCGGGCCTCATCAATCAACTGCTGATTATGGAGAACGAGCAGATGACATACGTTTACAGCGATGGGGGCCGCGCAGCAAGCGGTTTCAAGGGGACGACTGGTGATTGTGTGGTGCGGGCGGTGGCGATAGCTGCTGGCCTACCCTACAGCGATGTCTACGACACCTTGAGCCGCCTTCAGCGGAGCCAGCGAGTGACCAAGCACACCCGCAAGGGCGCTGGTTCACTTCGCAACGGCACCTACACCAAGCGCAAGTGGTTCAAGGATTACATGGTCGGGCTCGGTTTTGAGTGGGTGCCGACCATGCAAATCGGGACAGGCTGCAAGGTGCATCTCCGGGGCGACGAGTTGCCGCCCGGGAGGCTGGTCGTCATGTTGAGCCGCCACGCCTGTGCCGTGATCGACGGAGCAGTGCATGACGCCTACGACTCGACACGCGGCGGAACCCGCTGCGTCTACGGGTACTGGAAGAAGTCGTGAATTCGGAGGCTCGGCGCTGGAACGCCGGGCCTCTTTCAACGCTGATAAAAAGGAGAACGCAATGCTGAAGACTCGAGTGAAGACATACCCCAACAAGGTATTCGAACAGGAGATCCGGAATCAGAAACTCACATGCCAAGCGCTGTGGCAGATTAAGGGGCCGAAGAACACGGCCATCGACTGGATCACCTGTTATTACATCGCGCCGTTGACGGTGATCCACTTTGGCTACGATGAAGGTGGCTGGGACATCCACATCGGGAGTGAACACATCGACAGGAAGTCCACAATCGATGACTTGCTTGAGCGCATCAAGACGCTTCGGCAAACCGCAGCAGCCTAAGAACAGCCCGGGGCAGAGATGCCCCGGGTTTTTTCATGCCCGGTTCTTGAGCCCGTCGATGAGGCTGTTTGCCCGGCGCAAGAAGCCGGACATGCCATCGTCCTTCGATACGCCGTAGTAGGCGGCGCACTTGTTCAGCGCCACTCGCAACTGGTCTGACAAGGACCGCTTGTCGCCCAAGCCCTTGGCGTGGAGTTCGGTAAACGTGAAACCGATTCCGCAGACCAAGACGAGAATGGCGTAATGCTCATCCCCGATCTTGGCCTTGATCTCGCGCAGCCGGGCGCTGGCCATCACGCCGACCGCGCTCTGCTCGACCTTCCCAGACGTGTCCACCTTGGGCTCGAAATCCGTTCCAGACAGCCCGGAATTCTCCGACACATCGTAGTCGCGGCCGAAGCGGCCAGCGGCATCCACCATTGGCTTTGTCCATGTGTTCGGGTTCTGGCGATGAAGTGCCAGAAGATGGCCGGGCCCGCTGTTGCGGTCCACCTTGATGGGGCTGCCGTTCGGCGCTCTGCCGTCTATGGGGTCAACCTTCAGATTGGCCACGTCAGACTTCACGCGCCTCACCTTCTCCTTCCGGCGGTTCTGCTCGGCCTGCTCCTCTGCCTTTCTGATGGCGGGCAGATTGCGCTGCTTCTCAATCGCGGCAGCCTTGTCTGCCTTTTCCCTCTCGTTCTGCTGTTGCCTGCGCTCGGCCTTGATGCCGGACAAGTTCACATGGGCAAGAGTGATCCGATTGATTCTAGCGGTCATCTGGCGCTCCCGTGGCAGCGGCTTTGCCATAGGACTTAGGCCACATTATTTCGCGCGTTCGCTGGCGCTCAAGTTCGTTTAAGCGGAGGTCAAGCTGCTGGCCGACGAGAGTGATGGCCTGTGCGTGATGGCTCCTTCTGGACTGGATCACCCACCAAGAGTGAATAATCGTGCTGTGATCGACCTTTAGAACTGCTGCGAGCCAAGTTATCTTGGCGTTGTCCAGTGCGACAAGCAACACCCATCGCGTTAGATGGCGGGCCACCACACATTCCTTCAACCGGGAGCGGCCCATGATCTCCTTGACCGTCATGCCAGTGACGGCCGCCACCGCGCGCAGCACAAGCTTGACCGACTCCTCTGTCGCCTCCAGCCGTTTCGCTTCAATGCGCTCGACCGCCTCGCCAGCCTCAACCATCTCGGCTGGCGCTGCTTCTGGCTCTGGCGGCGGCAGCAGCAATGGCGTCTGTTCGCGCGCTCTTTGCTTCTCGCGCAGCCGCCGGGCCGCCTCCTCAAATCTGGCCTGCCGCCCCTTGTGGGCAATGTGGAGCTTCAGCGCCAGACTCATGCGACCCTCATCGGCATGATGATCGACATGAAGTTGGCGTCTTCGATCTGAGGCCTAAGGATGACCGCGCACCCGGGGTCGCCCATTTCCCAGACAACGCTGTCCGCGCCAATGTTGGCAAGTGCCTCAAGGACGTAGCGGGTGTTGAATCCGATCACCATCTCGTCGCCCTCGTACTGGACATCGACCCGGTCCTCGGCAGTGCCGCCCTCGGGCACATTCATCGCCACCTCCAAGATCGACTGCTCCAGCCTGAAGCTGCACACCCGGCCCTTTTCCGGAGAAACCGTTGCCACGCGATCGACGGACGCCGTCAAGGCCTTCACGTCCACCCGCAGGCGGTTGCCATTCGTCTTTGGGATGACCCGGTCGTAGTCGGGAAATGACCCATCGATCAGTTTTGAAACCAGAACGGTATTGCCCCACTCAAAAGCGATTTTTGTCTCGGACAGCCGGATCGTCACCGCCCCATCGTGCCCGTCGATGTGCCTTGCCGCCAATAGCGTGGTCTTCCGCGGCAAGATCACGCCGGGCATGTGTGCTGGTAGCCCCTCGGCCTTGACCCAAGCCACGGCCATCCTGTGGCCGTCTGTGGCCACGCAGGCGAAGTTGCCTTCCCGAAGGTGCATGTAGACACCGTTCAGGTAGTAGCGGGACGCTTCGGTCGAGATCGCAAAACTCGTTTTGCGGAGCAGCCTGACCAAATCGACCGAGTCGAGGCTGAACTGGGTTGTCGGTTTGCCCGCGTCGAAGTCCGGAAAGTCATCGGCCGGCAGGCTGAACATCTTGAGCCGGGATCTGCCGGATTTCACATGAAACAGCGAGTCGACCAGTTCGCACTCGACCTGTGCGCCATCGGCAAGCTTCTTCACGATGTCTTGCAGCATCGACGCCGAGACCGAAATCCGCCCGGCCTGCCGGACATCCGCGTTGAGCGTCAGCTTGATCTGCACATCCAGATCGGTAGCCACGACGGTCAAGGCACCCTCAGCAGCAACGAGCAACACGTTGGCCAGAATTGGGATCGTTGACGCCCGCTCCACGACCGAGTTCGCGAGGGTCAGCCCTTTCAGCAATTCCCTCTTCTCAACCAAGAATTTCACAGTCGACTCCTTCACAATTGTTGCAGTTTGCTAATGATGCTGATCACGATGCGCGCTTGAACTCGGCCCATCCGACCCCGTCTCCGGGCTTCAGGAGATCGCGTGGAGCCTGACACCCCGCCTCGCCCGGCTTGGGGCCCCACTTCGCCGTAGACCACTCGCGCTTCTCGCGGGCGAACGTCAGCCGGGCGTTCCAGTCCACGGGCTGTGACGCCTGAGAATTCCCTGTCTGGAGGTATCCCTCGTAGCGGCGCTGGGTGATGTACCTGACGGCATGGACGACCGGGTAGTCTGCCTTCTGCTTCGCCAGCCACGCCCTGAACACGGGAACCGATCCCAAGACCTTGGCGATCTCCTCGGCCGAAAGCTTGCCCCATGCCTTGGCGGCCTCGGCCTTCGACATACTGGGCTGTGTGGGATAGTCCTTCCAGAAGGCTTCGAACTCAGCCGGGTACTCGGCCCGCTTCTTCGGCTTCTCGTCTTTCGCAACAGCGAAAAGGTTCGGAGGCGGCGCAGCCGTTTCCGAACAGATTCTTTCTTTCTTCTCTTCTACATCTACCTTCTGGTTCTGTATGGATGATCGGTTGATCATCGGTCGATCATCTAACGATGTTTTGGGGCTTTGATTTTGTTGTGTTTTCTTTTGCTCTCTCGCTTCGACGGCCGACTTTGCTTTTGAAATCCGCTCAGTTCTTGCAAGGATTTCGCAAGAAACTCGCTCGTTCCAGAGCCCATCTGCGGTCTCAACGATCTTTTTGCGGCGCACCAATTCGGCCAGCGCGGCGTCGAATTGGCGGCGAGTCACACCGCAGTCCTCGGCCAGTTCCGACAGGTCATCCGACAGCGGCTTGCCCTGATCGTACATCATCGAAATCAGGGTGATGTAGACGCCCCTCTCCAGCCCGCTCAGGCGGCGCACGCCGTTCAGGAAGTCGGACGCATAGAACTTGAACCACGGTGCGTCGGCCACGGCTTAGAACCCCACTACAGCCTGATCGCGGACCACGGCGCAGCCCATGTCGCAGAACATTTCGATGTTCCCGCAGGGCCCGCCACGGTGCTTGGCGATGATGATTTCAATTCGGGAGCGGAGTTCGCCCAGCTTGACGCTGCGCCTCGCCTCGTCATCCGGATCGTCATGCTTCAGGCGCTCCAGATAGTAGGCCTCGCGGTAGACGAAGATCACAACGTCGGCGTCTTGCTCCACCGAGCCTGACCACCGGAGATCCGAAAGCCCCGGGCGCTTGTCGTCCCGGCCCTCCACGCCGCGATTGATCTGGGCCAGAGCGATCACCGCACAGTCCAACTCCTTGGCCAGCATCTTGAACCCGTTGGAAATCTCCTCGGTCTCCGACACCTTGTTGCCCGCGTACCGCTCAGAGGCCCGCATCAGGCCCATGTGATCGATCACCACGACCTCAAGCTTCCGCCCCTCGGCGGCCAGCCGCTGGGCATAGGTGAGCGCCTGTGACCGCACCTCGGCCACCGTCAGGCCGCCGCGGTCCCCGATCAGGAACGGCATGTCGTTCAATCGCGGTGCCACGTCCAGCACCCGGCGGAACTTCTCCTCAAAGCCCTCGCGGTGGACGGCGGCCGAAGAGATGTCGCGATACTCGACGCGGTTGTCATGGCTCCACGCCATGCTTGCCAGCGCCATCTCGGTCAGTTCCTCCCGGCCCATCTCAAGGGCAAAGAACATCACGCCATGGCCCTTCTGTGCCGTGCGAAGCAGAAGCGAGAGCGTCACGCTCGACTTGCCCATGCCGGGCCGCCCGGCGATGACGTAGAACCGCTTGCGCCTCCAGCCGCCAAGCAGATCGCCAAGGTCAGCGGACCCGCAATAGGCGAAGTCCTTGACGGGTTGCCCCATCCGATACGCCTCGTTCAGCTTGTTCAGAAGGCGATCACCAAGCTGGGCGATGGACTCGATCCCCTCATCCTTCGATTTTTGCGTGCTGGACAGCCGCTCCATCTCGGCAGCAAGGCGCTCGACCTCAGCGATGTCACCTTCCTCGGTCGCTACTTCCAGATTGCCCTTAAGATGGTCATACCGGACAAGGCGCGCACACCCCTCCAGTCCGATCTGCGGAGCGGCATGAGCGATGTAGCGCGCTACGATCTCTGAACCAGTCGCCTTCAACTCTGTGATTGCAGGGAGTTCGCGAATCTTGGTGATGACCCAGTGCACCTTTTGAAAGCCGTCCATCCCGGCATCAACCGCCTCACCGATCAGCCGAAACAGATTGGCGTTGAACGGATCGGAAAAGTGCACTGGCTCCAAAATCGCAGCTACCGCGCGATGTGATACCGCCGAGTTTGACAGCAACCCGCCGAGCAACATGCACTCGGTGTCAAACCGTTCCTGTAAGTCCTTGTCAGCGACAAGCGGGGCGTTCATCGTCTTCACCCTGCCAACCCGAGTTGCTGGGCCCGCAGACTGACAGCCTGCTTCGTGCGCTTGAGACGTTGCGCCAGAGCGTCACGACCAAAGCCACCCTTCCACTCCTTGCGGATCTGTTGATCTTCTTGCTGAGTCCACCCGCGATAGATGTCGCCGGCCTGCTTTGTGTGGTGTTCGCAATACGGAAGGTGCCTGCTGCGAGGCTGGTTGCAGAAAATGTGACGGCCGAAGTGCCCCTTCACTTCGCCCACTGGCCACTTGCAGCCGACCAGATCGACCAACGTGCACGGCTTGCCTGTGCCGACCGTGATAAGCTCGCCATCGTATTTCAGCACCTTCACTGGTTCAGACTTTGCCTCAGGAATTTTGGGCATAGACGGCATCTGCCGTTCAGCGGCGGCGCGCGGCTTGTTGAGTGGACCTCGCGGGGTGGACTTTATGCCATCACGTTCACGAAGCCTGAACAGCTTGCCCGCGATGACATTGGGAGTCGTGTTGAGCTTTCGAGCGATTGCATTCTGCGTCAATCCGCTTGCCTTCAGTTGGCGCAACTCTGCCACCAACTCTTCGGTCCACTCCATCTTTGCCAAATGCACACCCATAGACATCTCCTTTCTGCTGCTTGCCGATTGAGCCAACGGTTCTCAGGCGCTGAGAGCGCGGAACAGCGGCAGCACTTCTTTCGCGGTTGGCGGGATGTCCTCGGGCCGCTGCGGGAAACGACGAACGCTCTTCTTCCAAGACACCCAGCGCAAAGGCACCTGATGCTTGACGCGCTTTGAGCGCTCAAAAATGAACCAGCAGAAAGCCATCGCGCCCTTGTCCAGCTTTGGCCCCTCATGCCCATACTTGTGCATCATCGGCAGCCGCTCTCCGATCACATGAACGCGGCTGAGGCCAACACGCGAAAACCAGTTCATGCGTCCTTCGCTTTCCAGAAAAGCGAGGCGGCACAGCACGGCCACATAGGGGGCGAGGCTGACGCCGATCTCAACGAACTCCTCAGCCCTGTTGAACGGCGGGTTTGTGATGATGCCGTAATGTCCATGATCGACGGACAGTTGAGCAGCGACCGACTGTGCGCCCGACGACAGGAAGTCGAGACCTGTGATGGACACGGGGCATCCATACTCGTTGAGGTCTGTTGCCGTGACCTCGTATCCCCGGTTTCTCAGCGGAACGACCAGAGCGCCGTTGCCGCAAGCGGGCTCCCAGAGTGCCTTGGGCAGTCGCTTTCCTTCAGCCACCAAAAGCGGCGGAAGCGCCTCGTAACAGGTCGCATAGAAGTTCGGGTCAGCGGCGTCCTGAGTGTTCCGCATGTTCCCTGTGACAAAACCCGTGGTCAATTTCCAGACTCCGAAACATTGTTTAGAGAGTTGTTCTTGGCGGCCTGCATGATCGCTCTCAGCCGCTCGGCCTCACTTGCAGTGGCCTGATACCCGTAGCCGTAGATTGTCTTGATCTCGCACTTGCCCTTCTGGCGTATGCGCTTGATCTGGCTGTCCACATTGCGGGTCTCGTAGTCTCGCTCACCTGTGTATTCGTCAAGAATCTGAGCCCTAGTGAACGGCCGACCAGTGGACAGAAGGCGCGCAATCTTCGCCTGAGTGATCGACACGCCCAGTGCCTCGCGCAGCGCGACAAGCTCAACGTGGTCGCCCGAGTCTCTTGCCGAAATCCGCTCCTTGAGATCTTGAATGGCTTCCTCAAGCTCTCGATTCTTCTTCCGAAGAAAGGCGATCTCCTCATCCTTTGTGCGGAACTCATTCATATGCCGCCTCTATGATGGACAGCACGGCCTCAAGGTGAGGTGGCTCCAGAATGTATCCCCTGCCCCACACGACCTTGATTTCAATGGGAGCAAGGCTTTTGCGAAGGCGAAGAATTTCGACGCGCACTGCTGGCAAGCTAATCTTGCCGTCGATTGAATAGACACATGCCAGCGAGTTGACATCGTGCAGCTTGCCGTCCAGCAACACGCACAGCAGTCGCCATTGGCCGGGTGACAGCGACCACTTCTTCCGCGCCGCAATCTGACCAGACGAAATCAGCCGCAGCCGCCTGTTCTCAGCCTCAAGCTCGGCATTGCGAGAGCGCAGCATTTCGCACTCCTCGCTCATCGCTCGCCGTTCCATAGCTTCAGTTCCTGCCGCCGAAACAGAATGTCGGCCTTACCAGCGTGCTTGCGGTCCAGAGTTGAAAGTCCGTAGTCGAGTATGCCGAGCGCTTCAGCAATGTTGTCGTCCTCAACCAGCCATCCGCGGATCGCGCACGCCTTGAGCGCCATCTCCTTGAGCGCCTTGCGCCCGGCGTCTCCCTTGAGGCCGGGAGGAGCCTTGCTCGTCCCCAAGAATCTGCTTCGCCACGACTGCATCGGCACCTGAGCCACCGGAGTTTCAAACTGAGCGGCGACCAAGTTGATTGTTCCGATCAGAAAGAACTGTGGCTCAATTGAGTGGAAGTTTCCGTGCCCCGGGATGAACGGAGACTCATAGAAAACGTGTGAAATGTGGTTGTCGAGTATCGTGGCTGTCAGCCAATTGTAGAACTCAAGAAGCCGCTCGCCCTCGTCGTCTCCCCAAGGCTTTAGCTTGAGCGCACCCCACTTCGGGCGCGGATCATTGGGCGAGCCGATGGCCCAACCAGTGTGCCTTGGAGATTGGTCGAGAGCGAGCGCGGTTATCATATAGACAGGCCTGCGAAGAGAGGAGGTGTGTCACTCAGCGACATCTTTGCTGCCGCCAACCGCGCTTTAGCTATGTTGAAATACTCTGCTTCTCTCTCTATCCCGATGAACGAAAAGCCCTCCAGCACTGCCGCCTTGCCCGTAGAACCGCTGCCCATAAAAGGGTCCAAAACGATGCCGCCCGTAGGTGTTACGAGGCGGCACAGGTAACGCATGAGGTCGGTAGGTTTTACCGTGGGATGATTGTTTTCATCGCCCCTGTCCTTCTTACTGGCCTTGGCGCAGTAGAAAAAACGGGCGGCGCTGCCGGTGTCGCCGTGCTGATTGTGGGGACCGCTGCGCCCTCTCAGAAACCCAGTGTGGCTGTCGCCGTCATACCCTTCGACCGTGCGTTTCATGGCTCCGCTTGTCGTCACAGGAAACCCGGCCAGCACTTCCTCGCTGCCGTCGTGGATCAGGTTGGCGGGCCAGCGGCCGGTAGTGTCAGGCTGGTTTGCCTTTTGAGGATCGTAGTTGTCGGGAAGTCCAGTCTGGCTGGGACGGCCGTTTGCGCGGCATTTGTAATCGCCGTTCAATTCAATCCTGCACCCATCCACATTGAGAGCCCCCGTCCCATGCGCCAGCACGTTCTCAGCCACGGTGCCGATGAGCGGTTTGCGTGCCACGGTGATTGGTTCCAGCGCGGGCTTTAGGGCGGTGCCCCAGCCTTGCCATTCGCCCTTCAGATTGTGCGACTTAGGAAACCCACTCGCATAAACCCACGCGATCATGTCGCGGATTTCAAACCCGGCATCCTCAATGTGCACGGCCATGCGGTGCTGCGTGCGCGTGCCCGCAAACGCCAGAAGGTGTCCGCCCGGTTTCACCACGCGCAGGCACTCGGCCCAAATTTCAATCCCGGGCAAAGCGTAGTCCCAGTGCTTGCCCATAAAACTCAGGCCGTAGGGCGGGTCGGTCACGATGGAATCGACGCTGTCCGCTGGCATCGTGCGGACAACGTCGAGACAATCGCCATGGTGAAGCGTGACTGTCATTAACACTGCCTTAGTTCAACGCCGGCTGTTCTTCTTCCTCGGCCGCTGCATCATCAGACTTCGCAGCCTTTTTGGCAGCGCGATCAGCCTTCTTCTTTTCCTTGGCGGCCTTCACTGCTTCGGCAGCCCGCTCGGCTTCCGACATGCCGTCTTCGAGCGACTTGAGCTTGCCCAGCAACACAGCTTGGCCATCGGCCCAGCCCTTCTGGTGCGCCTGCCCTTCGGGTGTGGTGGGGAGCCACTTCTGGTCGTCGGCGTTCAGGCCCTTGATGCCGAGTTCACGGCCTTCTTCAAATGCCTGCTGTTCGTAGTCGATAGCGCCACTGGTGACGGGCGCATCAAAGAGGTCAAACTGCTTGCCAATGGGCAGGCTCAGATACTCGCAGTACCGCTTCAGTTCGCGGAGGTTCGAGATCGTGGTGCCATCCTCCTTCTCGCGTTCAGCGATGGCGGCGTCCATCATCTGAAGGTTCACGCCTTGGTTCTGAAAGAACTGCCGCAGCTTCTTTCTGGCGTCTTTCGCGGTCTTGACCGCCTTGTCCGCGGCGGCCAGTCGTCCGACGAAAAAAAGAAAGTCCTCCTTGCCGGGACCGTTGCTGGTCTGCTGTGGAGCAGTCAGGTCTGGCAACACGTTGCTCTGGTGTTCAATCT